GACCAGCTTGGATTGCAGCGCCCGCCCAGAGAATACGGAATCTTTGAGCGTGAGGCCTTCCGTGTGCCGGCGAATCAGGGTCCGCATGCGGTACCGGGTATCATCGCTCACCTTCTGAACGCGGTCGGCCGCTCGGGACGCCGAGAAATTGAGAACCGCCAATTGGCGCGGGTTCAGTCGAAACCGTGTCCTTGCCGACGCGACAGTCAGCGGCATGGCGCCGATGATCGTATCCGCCTGCGCGACCGTAACGGTGGCCATATTTGCCTGGACGCGCCCCATGAGCGCAGAGCGCGTCGTGAGCCACTCCGCTTCCGTGCGCAGCGAGTCCGCCGGCAGATACCGCTGGACCAGGTAGTCCACCAGCATCATATGATCGTCGAGGGTGAATGCACTTGACGGGAGGGCGGAGAGGTAGAGATTGACCAGTTGCATCTCTTCCGGGCTCCACATCCGCATCATTCCCGGTCGTTGCTGAGGTGGCGGACTGCCGGTGTGACGCCGACCCTCCATCCAGGCCAGCCACTCCTGGCGCAGTGCATCCATCCGGACCAGACCGCGTTGCGTGAACAGTTCGATCAATCTGCGAATGAAGGGAGAGGGATGGTGATCCCACAAAGAGTCCTGGTCACCATCGCCCAACGCCTTATAAATATTCTCTAGAGCATTGTCGGTGTCCTCCTCTGAAAGGTTGCTGATGTCTATAAGCATGGCAACCCGACTTTAGAGTCACGACACAGGCCCCGGACGGTTCCTCGATCCGGGTATACGCCGCCTATCGCGCGGTATCGACGAGCTCACGGCGTGTGGAGTCCCGAGAGGTGCACACTGCGCTCGCTGCGGATGTTTCCCACCGTCCGCTGGGGTACACAACGAACGAGTGCAGTATTTATTCACGACCAAATAAAAAGGCCCGGGATTACCGGGCCTTTATTAGATTCTGTTGCTTTAAAGCTACGCTTTTGACTCTGCCGCCTCGCGCTGCCGCCTTCTCTCGGCAATCAGCTCCTTCACATGGTCGGGCATGACGTTGTCCCAGTACTGCTCGGATCCCTCACTACCCTCGCAGTTGTACTCGTAACCGTTCCCTCGTTCGGGATTTTCGACCTTGTCTTTCAACTTCTTCTCCACAACAAAACAATAGCGCCATTATCAGATTTGATCAAGCTCTCTGATTCGGAGACCAGCACTGGTTCCTCGCCCATGGCGACGTTATTGTCACGGAACGACCACTTATCGGCGTGTTTCCGGATCTCATCAAATACTGCTTCGTTCTCTTGGTTTCCAAGAACGATATCAACTGGAACGTACCGTTTTGTCTTTCCCAGGAATCTGGACACCGCACGCTTGGCTGCTTCTTGCCGGGGAAGGTGCATGTAATGCGCCTCGACTCTGTAGCCACTTGATTTGAAGTCCTTGATGTTTCTCATCGGGCTTTTCGAGGATTGCATCGTCGCGTCGATTACGACATTCAATCCGAGTTCTCGCGCCGCCCTGGCGAGTCTCTTGCTTAGATCGCTGGACTCCTCGTGGACCTGGAACGCATTCCAGCCCTCGTACTCGGGAAGCATCCCTTTGATTTCGTCCGCGTCGATCGTAATGGTCTTGTTGGGATCGTACGCCTTCCCCTTAAACCAACTCTTTCCAGACCCGCCTCTACCGCCCAGCAATGTCAGCGTAGGTTCTTCTCCTGGATCAGGTGTTGCGGCCTTGATCCGCTCGGGAGAAAGGAAGTGCTTGACGATCTCTCGGTGCTTTTTCTGGCGATCCAGGGAGTACTCGCCATCCTGGCTATGCTCGTCAATCGTCTGCTCGATCTGCGCAAGACGATCTTGCACGTCGCGGATTTTGTCCGCGGTGTCAGCAGGGAACTGAGCGATGATTGATTCAGGGGTGACCGCGGCATCGTCGTGGCTCTTTGCGTAGTCCGATGCTACAAACTTCCGGGCGGGGATAGGCTCCTGGGAAGACTTTACTTCACGCTGAACTTCTGGCTTCTTCGCTCCACCCTTGTCATGCCCGGTGATCTCATCCCAGTTCACACGATGCATGCGCCCCGATGAATCCTTCACGTGAACGCCATCTCGACCGGGCCTGCCGACGATCGTCCCGCTACCTGAGAAATCGCCCGCCTTGAATGAGACCTTGTCACCGGATTGCAGGTTGTGCGTTCCGTATCCTGCCGCCGCGCCCGCCTCGGGCACCGCCTTCTTCCGCTCCTTCGGTTGGTCTTTGTCGGTGCGAACCCATCTTCCTTGCTTCCGACCGCGGCTATCGGTCATCTCTTTCAGAGTCAAGCCAGGCCGGCCCGTAAATGGACCACCAGGCTTGTCGGCCTTCGCGATCATTTGATCCTCGAGTGCATCGCCAGGAACTCGGATGAACCGGTGCTTGCCGGCGGCGTCCTTGATCAGATGTCCATCTTCGCCACGCTCCGCTAGGTCGTAGTGCTGCTCGGCACGACGTTTGTGCCCAAGCACACCATCCCACTTGACCCGATGGTCCTTGCCGTTGCAATGAACGGTCACGCCGTGCTTGCCACAGGCACGCACACGCCCAGACCGATCGGTCCCGGCGGGGTGGCGGAAGAAGATTACATCGCCAGTAATGACTCCTGGACTCTTGCGATCACTCATGCCCGACTCTGCCTGGTTGTTGACGATATAGAGGTGGCATTGCCATCCTCAGAAACGGACGGCTTGCGATGACTGGAGGAAATGCGCAGTTCGGGATGCTCGATCTCCGGCTCATCAGGCGCAATAAACTCCGGCCTGAGATCGCCTATCGCTCCCCCGCCGGGTATACGCGACCTGACGATTACACCAGCGCCGTGCGCTATACCTGCGCCCATGGCGATCGCCGTCGGCGCTACGGCCCTGACTACATCAGCTGATCCAACTGCGGAGTCGGTCGATAATGCCTCGCCATGCGGCGAGAACGCGAGCCCAAAAGGGAGTGCGCCGGCGGCACCTCCCTGGCCGATTGCATTGCCGGCCGGAGGATTGATCGACGCCGTCGGAAGTTGACCTCGTGCGCCAGCGTTCCCGCCCGCATCTGCGGCTGGCGCATCGGCCAACACCCCTGGAAGGGCGCCAACAGCGAATGCAGCGCCGGACACCATCCCATTGGGAGCGCTGGTGGTTGCGGTTGCACCTAACGCCTGAGCGTTGACTGGACCAATACCAGAACCTGTAGCCGCGATGCTATGCGCCGTGCCGATGTTTCCACTCGCCTTGGCTTGACCTCGACCTTGCGCGGTGGGGGCGGTCGCGTTCGTGGTGGGGATGCTTGCGGTGATGTCCGCAGGACCGGTTGCACTGGCGCCGGGGCGCAGTACAGTGGCCGTGCCGAGCGATCCCACAGCCAGCGCATGGCCACCAGCAACGCCATCAGGAGCCGTGGCACTGACAGTGCCGACCTGTCCCGTCGCTACGCCACTGCCGCTCACATATCCGGTAGGAGCGGTCGTTACTGCAGTTCCGATCTCTGCAGATACGGACAGTCCGCCGGCGGCAGATCCTGTTGGTGCGGAAACCGTCGCTGATCCGAGCAGCCCTTCACCGATGCTGGGTCCGATCTGCTCGGCCGCTCCGGTCGGCGATGCGGCAATCGCGTCTGGTATATCGCCGACGGCAATCGATTGGCCGGCCGCGTCCGCCACTGGGGCGTCTACGGATGCGACCGGGAGGGCAGCGCCGGTAGCGATCGTCGACCCCGCCGCGGCGCCAGCAGGTGCCGTAGCGGTAGCCGTGGGAGCAGAGCCCGCCACGAGCGCTGGACCGACCGCGACTGCAGTCGGTGCACCAACTGCCGCAGTGGAAATGCCCCCGCTTGCATCTGCCGCGCCGGTCGCTACGCCATCCGCCGCCGCAGCGCTCACAGTAACGCCAGATCCAAGCGCGGTTGGCGCCGCCGCGCCTGCCGGGCTCTCCGCGGTAGCCTCTATTCCCAGTCCAGCGGCAACTATATTGTCGTTCAGCGTGACCTGGAACGGCGTCGGCCCGCTTCCGTCATTGTAGAACGCCTGGTAGGTTCCGCTGTTTTCATCAGCGTAGACCTCGCCGCTCGGCATGACGGTGAAGCCGTCTTGCGCGATCCAGGTGATGACGTCCCCTGCCTTCGGTACGCCGAGGAAGTTCACCGCGTTGAGGATCGATCCTGGCCCGGTGTACAGAGGGTCCACCAGGGTAACGGAGAGGTGTTCTGCAGCCTCGGCAGTCGGCGCCTCGGCTGAAACAGTCCCGATCGCTCCGACTGCCGCGGTGGCGGATATTGCCTGGCCCGCGGGAGCTGCTGCAGCGGCCTCAGCGACCGCACCAGCAGCACTGGCAGCCCCAGTAGCCGAGCCCGCCGGCGCCGACGCCGTTACTTCATCCCCGGTACCGACGGCGCCAGGGATCCCCGTCAGGTCATAGAAGTACCTGCGGCCGAGGTTGTCGAGGAGGTTGCCGAATAGTCTCATGGTTATGAGTATTCCGGCACGACCAGTCCAGCGGTATAGTCAGTCGGAGGATTGTTTCTGTCTGCGACGTAAAAGACGGAATCACCAGCGCTGAGCGACCCAACATTGATCGAGCAGTTCAGGATGCCATTCTCGTTTGTGGACTGATTCTCGATTTCCTGGTCCGGTGGGCCGGACACACGCCCGAGCCTCCACACCAGAACACGGATGCCGGAAAGGTTGGCGCGAGGCTGATTCTGCCCGTCCACCAACGTATCGACGATCACCGCACTGCCTGGCCGGAATTGCACCTGGAATCCGGAGGCGTTGGAGTATCCGTCAGAATTACGAACGAACAGGTACAGGGGAGTGCTCAGCGGTAGCGCCCCGCGGACCGTCGTAATCGTAATTGACGTCGTTCCAGCCGAGGTTATCGTCTGCGAGACGGCGTCAACATCATCAATGTCATCAGTTGGAGATATGAATACGGAACTTCCAACCGACGTGAAGTTCGATCCTGCAATGACGATGCCGGTCGCGCCATTGATGAACGTGCCGCCAACCCCCACCCACCCGATCGTTGGAACAGGCAGTGCTGCGGTCGTGAAAGATCCCGTGAGGAGATTGCTGGTCCCATCATCATGCACGTGCACGATCGCATATGAATATGCGGTTCCAGCCGTGAGAAGTTCTGCGAGGACGCTGGGGTTTACTGTCGAGACGGCCGACGATCCATCGAACGCAGGCGACGCATCGTTTGCGTTCGTGCCAGCGACAACCTGGGGGGCGGTGATGCCGGCAAGGTTGGCCGAACTATCCACGACAACATAGACCGTTCCGCCAACCTTGTCGGTTGTGCAACCGATCGTTGCTGACGTTTGTCCACCTACCGTTCCAGATGGCGTAGCGGCGCTGATTACCGGCGCAGATGGCGCAGGCTCTGCGTCGTAGTCCTCATAGGAGAAGTTGTCGTAAACAGCAAAGTTATCGACAGACTTGCCAAATCCGACCACGCCAGCCGCCGATAGGCGCTGACCGCTAGAATCGTTCGTCGACAGGGATCCGATCTGGACCCACGCGGATGTTCCCGCATTCCAGCGTTCCATTGTAGCCACTAACTGTACGGGGTTTGTTCCCTGTGACTCGAGGCTGACTCTGTATCGACCGGATGTCGTTACTGACTCAGAGAGAGTCCCCGAAGCAAGCACGGTGTACATATCCGATCCGCGCTGGCGACCAATCCTGAAAGCGGTGGCGTTGCTCTCCAGGAATGCTATGTAGCAGTCCAAATTTCCGGCACTTGCAATCGTCCCGGGCTGGGCACGTACGATGACTTGCGGATATCCGATATCGCTATTGGTTAGCCTGAATTCCACGCTCGCCCGACCGTTCGAGAAGGCCTCTCCAACAGGGCGATGAACTACGTTATCCCAGTAGTTTGGAACCGTCGTAGACGGTACGACTTCGTTCCCTGATATTGCGAATGCCGCAGGGTTCTTTTCAACCCAGTCGTTCCCGATGTTCGCGCTGTTGGCGCGGTTGAAATCGTCTACGAACGGCTCAGCGCTTGCCTCGGCGGGACCGATAAGATCAAACACCGCCGCTGCAACGTCACCGTATCCAGATCCGGAGAGATGAACGTTATCGGAGTCCAAGAAGCCAGCAGACCCGGCCTGCTCGTTTGTCCCCCACCGATCGGGCAGACTGAGCACAGGCACGTCGCGATCCAGGCCGACCGCATCGACCGCAGAGAAGAACGTGTCCTGGGTCCCCTGGGCCACGCCAGATATCCGATGAGGCTTGACCAGAAGCACGCTGCCGCTATCCAGTGCAGCATCGACGATGTCGTTCAGCGCGTCTTCGTAGGCCTGCTGGGTGGTTTCGGCCCACCAGATGTCATTGATGCCGAGAAACACCACCGTCAGGTCGGGCGCAAACGCACGGATGCCGTTCAAGGGACCGTAGTTGCCGGACTGAGCATGCTCAACCGTAGTCCCGGACCACCAGCCAGCATTGATGATCGAGACCTCAGATTCGTCTGACCTCCATACGCGAACGCCAACCAGTTCAGCATTATTTCCCGAGGAAATAATATTCACTACGGCGTTTGAGTCCGCCAGCGTTGGGACGTTGAACGTGTCGATCTGAATGTCAGGAGGAGGCGCGCCGTTGTTGCTGGTCGACCCGAGCGAGGCACCTCCATTGACGTTAACCGAAAAAGTAGCGCTACCATCTCGACGCTGGTAGGCGACGCTGATCCGATCAAAAGACACGCCAGGAGTGAAGACGAATGGAGCGGATCCGGATGTTCGGAAAAACACCCCATCAGACAGATGCAGGCCACTGTCCGTCGCCCACCCCGATGGCAATGCAATGCGATTGTCATAACCGTTGTGCGTCGACGGGCTTTCAATGCCATTCGTACCGACAAAGCTTGCGGCGCTCGCCTTAATCGTAGAGAACATCGCCGCTATCTGGGTCGGCCAAGACATCGACCTAGCATTGCTGCCCATGCCGTTGCCGGTCGCGCCGTGGCCGGCGGTGGTAGAGTCACCGACGCATAATAGCGTTGCGTTGCCGGCGCCGTTATTTACGCGCGCGAGAGCGGACTTCCACTGTGATAGGTCGGGGTCACCGTCGTTAGGGCCCGGCTCTCCAGCGGCCCCCTCAAGCCATATATTAAACTCAGGGTTTGCTCCCCAGCTGCTTATTTCCGGTCCAAGTGCAGATGGAAGAGTAGGCCATGAGATCGCTTCGCTCAAAATCTGCCAAGTGGCGGTTAGAGCGTTATATCCCCAGTATCCATTTGCGGCGACGGCAAGTCGAAAATACTTACCAGATGGAATATTCAAGCTCGATGCCAGCGGGATTTTATTTACGCCAAACGTAATAGGTATTGGGCCGGCTAGAACGACTAGGTTATCTGTTTCTGCATCGTATACCGCACCCATAATGTGGGTGGCGCTATTGTTCTCAGTGACCTCTACAACCAGATGAGTCGCGGTGGCTTCAGTATCAGATGCATACGCGCCAACGAAGCTGTTTACAAAATTAGCGTTTGTGAGCGTACTATTTGAGCCGCTGGTCTGACCTAAGATGAATTCAGACATTCCGTAGCCTCAATGTTATGCGCACGATTGCGTTCAGTTCCGTCATCTGTTGATCGCCGTTTAATTTAAAGTTCTCGGTGTGGTTCTGATCAGCGTGTTGCTCGCGTCGAACACATACTCGTACACAAGACCAGGCAGAAGAAGACCGCGATTCACTCGGTACTCAATGAAAGAGTCGGTCCTTGTCATCGTGTGCTGCGCCTCAGTGATCGTCGCGCTCGCATAAGTTGGATGGTTTCCTAACTCGACACGAGCCCATGTGTTCTGCACTAGAACACTGGACGTGAATACATCGGCGCCTGGGTTAGATGAGTACCCGTCAATACCGTCGTGCGCCCAGTAATGACCTAAGCGCATTTCGTATGGATATCGAGACGAACTTCCAGACGCTCTGAAACCGCCGTTATAGTGCGTTACGAAAGCAGACCCTTCGGCGGCCGACGAAAGGTGAACCGCATCGTTTGCGTAAGACACTCCGAGATTCCAGCGCAGTCTCCAATGGCGCCATTGCCCGGCAACCAACGGGGCATTCAAATACGGATTACCTACGTACGTGTAGAATTGAGTCTGATCGTTGGTGCCAGGCCCGATCCAGGTGAGAACCATTGCACTGTCATACCCGTCGTCCATATAGAAGCGAAACCCTTTGAAGTTTCGCGTCCAGAAGGACGGTGCACCAGATACTGGATCGACACGCTGCCACCAATCAAAGAGCCATGATCCAGAGAAGTTGTGGTTTAGGCATAATGATGCGTTATACCCACCACCAGATGCTCGCAAGTTATGGCGCGCTACTCTGCTATGAACTCCTCGGGATGCAATATTCGATCTCGTCACAAGATCGTCGCCAGCGCCAGTTTGCCAATTCCCAACTCCAGAACCCGGAGTGCTTCTGACTACAGCGTTGAGAGATCCGCCCGAGAAGTCGTCGTAGATTCTTGCGGGAGAAGCGACCGATCCAAATCCGCTACCTTCGATGGTCGCTATCTCATCGTGTTTAAGATCGCTCGATCCGCCACCGCTTGAACCGATATTCACCGTTGCAATATGAGTGGCGGTATTGACTCCGGTGACGTGATAAAGCTCGGCGCCATCAAGATTATCGATCGCGCCTTGATTAAGGCGAATCTGACAGGATCCGGCCGACCATGAGTCTGGAATTTGAACCTCTCTTATACCGTTCTTGCGCAGTTCAAACCGATTGCTCGTGCCATTGATGTAAATATCAGCGTAGTCGTATGACGCGGCGCCGCCGCCGGCGTCGTCGATCATGTCCGGAAACTCAATGCTGCGGCCATTCGTGGTGTAGTTACTGCACACCGCCGCCATTGCGGTGTGAGTCGGGTTGCTGGAGTTCGACCAGTTGATGACGGTCCCATCGATGGCGCACTCAACCGTCGTCGAGCCAAAGAACAACTCTACGCGGCGCCAGGCGGATCTCGATGGAGCATTGCCCGCGTATCGCATAATTCCGAAGTCGCCGCACGGGCGAGATTCGGACATGGCGGTGAGGCCATAGTTTGATCCGTCTGCAAGATAGAAGTTGGCCCCGCCTTCATTGAAATATACGCGGAATGGTTTCCCGCCAGTCGGCGCCGAGGGAACTCGATACTTGAAGCACATGTACATGCCGTTTCCGGCCAGCGCGCTGCTACCACGGCAGCCCCAGCCGCCCAAGCGGGGATTACTAACGCTTCCGCTGTATCCCCTCCGGCCGAAGCGGCCCGATTGCGAGGGTCCGCCAGACTGCATCGTGATCTGCCTAGATGCATTGTCAGATGTGAAATCTCCTCCGTTATGAGGATAAAGCCCGCCGGTCGCACTTTCCCAAGCCGACTGCGTATTGGAGCCCGGTGTGGCGCCAGCAAAGTCAGCGAACCGGAACGCCAAGTGCTGGGATCCTTGCCACGATCGGCTCTGATTGTTGTAGTTTGCGTGCGAGCCAAACGAGCCGCTAGACCTGGCAATAGTCAAGAGAGAGCCGTGCTCAGCGTCTCCGGAGACTGTGAATCCCGACTCTGTTTCAAAGTCTCCGCTCGGAACTGGAACGCTTGGCGATGAGGACCCGAGGCTGAACTCACCAAGGTACTGGTGCCCGGCGCCGAGCCAAGGAGCGCGCCTGTAATGTAAGTGCACTGGTCCATCGGGCAAACGTCCGCCGTTGCACTGAAGAGAAACAAGCCCGTCTGCGTAACCACCAGGCCCCCATGGCTGGATCTCGCGGATAGTCGACGTCGCCCAATTGGCAGAGTTCGTCAGGAAAAACCATCCGGTAGCCTCGCTCAACGCAACGTCCATGAAGACATCGGCAAAGTAGCGCCAGTTATTCGGCTGCGGGTAGCGCCGCTGGTATCCACCGACTGTGAAGGTTCGGGAAGTCCCTTGAAGCCAGTCTGTTCGCCCTCTGTACGCGACACCCCTGCCATACGTCATGGGCGTTGGTGCATCTCCAGCGATGGGAGAATGCATGCACCACAACCTACCTTGATCGTCATTTCTGCCATAGAGCCAGAGCTCACGCAGCGTCCATTGGGTTAGCGACGGACCTCCAAACCAGAGGTTGACCTGAGACCCCTGGCCATCTGCATCTGGAAACCTGAAAGCGTTACCTTCGCTGTAAGAACTGGCATTGACGGCCGCTCCTCCGCCGAAGCGGTTATTGGCTCCGGGCCATGATTCACCGCTGGAAAGGTAGTGGTTGTTGTTTCCCGCAGTAGGTCCATTGGACCCGTAGCTGTGGTCGAACCATTTGTAGTTGTCGTCTCCGCCTGGGGACCATGCGGGATCCGCTCGTTCCCACCAGCGGATAAAGCCCAGATATGGCTGACCGGCAGGGACGCTAAGGGAACGTGCCAGGAAGGTATTCCATCCTGCGTAGAAGTCCGAACTACCTGCAGCGCCGCCGGCAATGATGCGGCTCCCCCTGAGCGATGGGTGCGTTATTGGAGTTGCGCTCGTGCCAATCTGCCGTACGAACCCCGATTCGTTCGTCGCTGCTCGGTATGCGAGGTTAGCGTGGCTGGTTCCGGTATTTGTCGGGCCTACGTCCGAGTACCTGGCATTGAATGAATCCTCGTGCTCGCCGTCATCCCACACCAGGGGCGCATTGCCATGCTTGGTTCCGAAGTTGGCGCCTTCGACGATAAATTCTTCCTGGTGGACCAGCGTGCCGACACCGCCGCCATGCGTCGTGGCGTTCGCAGTCGCGTACCCGGACGAGTTGCCAGCAACGTCCAGAGCCTCGATCCGGTAGTAATACTGAGTGCTCGAGCTTCGGCCGGTATCCGAGTACGTCCCTGGAACGGTAGGCCGTGATATCTCACTCCACCCACCGGATCCGGTGAGGGAGCGCCACAAGACGAACTCACGTCGGCCGGATCCCGTGTCTGCGCCGCCTGAGAACGTCAGGTTGATCGTCCCGCTCGAGACTGCGACGGCGGAGAGTGTGACCGCGGCCGGCGGCGCGGTGTCATTCAGGATTGTGAGCGAGGCGTCGCCGGTCACTACGGTCGGATTAGCGCCGCCGGTGAGGGTGCGCGGATTGGATAGGACGATCGTGCCTACGCGGCTCTGAGTCACCAGGCCAAGCGTGATCGTGGCTGACCGATTGCCGGCCTGGCCGTTGTTCCACGTCAGGGTGCCGCTGGACGGGGTAGGGGCGCCCTGCGAGATCCCCTCGATCGCCCAGTCGACTGCGATATCGCCGGTCGATCCGTTCGTCCGCGAGACGGCAAAGATGACCTGGGTGCCCTCATAGCCCTGGTACGTCGAGGCGCCCAACGCCAGTTCGCCCGCGTTCCCCGGCTTGTCGCCGAGCGGGTAACGAGCGTGGTACTTCCCGTCCCAGGATGCGGACGGGATGCCCAGCAGTATCGATGGCCGCGGATTACCCACTCATCACTCCTAGCGAGGCGCGTCCCTGCGCCTCAAGTCAAACCGATGCCGTCGTAACGCCGTCGCCGGCGGCATGCACTACCGCAGCGCTCGAGACGGCGGCCTGGGCCGCTTCATGCCTGGCCCATTCCCGCCGCTCGTACTCGCGATTGAGCATCGCCAACTCGCGATTGGCCTCTTGCTGGATCTGATCCAGCTCGAGCCTACGTGCAAGCAGCTGCTCGTCCGTCAGTTCGGTGCCCATAACTCCCTCCAAGAAATGCGGGCCTGTTACGGCCCGCACCGATCAGTTCTGAATCCGAAGCGGACTATTGATCGTGGTCTGGAAGGTCGCACCGGTGCTGGACACGTCGGACAGGAAGTCGACGTAGGCGACCAGGTTGTCGGCACTGGACGCGCCGCCGCGACGCTTGTACACCACCAGCGCGCGCGCGGTGATCGTCGAGGCGGCCCAGCTCGGACCGGTAATCGTCACGTCGGCGCGATGGTTGGTCGTGTCCAGCGACACGGAGACGCTGACCGCAGTACCGCCAGAACTGTAACCGGCGCCGCTCACCTCGTTGGTGACGTCCGATCGCTTGCTGTGCGTACCCTTACTCGGGGTATACGCCGAGGTCACCAGCATGCCCCAGAACGTATCGTTCGCCGGGACAATGTTTCCCTTGTTCAGGTCATCGAAATAGCTGTCGTAAATCAGAGAGGCCATATCAAACTCCTTGCGGTTGCGCTAAACCTCGATTTTCAAAACAGGCAGTCCGAACGAGCTGTCATCGCGTGATGGCAGCTCGAACGATTTGCCAAACTGAGCAGCGCCCTCCGGATCGGAGTCCGCGTCAGATTCATCGGTGGGGTCATAACCCGGGTCGCCGGGATCTTCTTCTTCGTCTGGATCGCCGAAGTCGGTGCCTGGCGGGGCGTCGTCATCACCCGGCTTGCCGTAGTCTTCCTGGCTGGCCTGCTGCTCCGCTTGCCACGCGCCGATCAGAGAGGGGTTCAGCGGGGCGTCGCCCCAGGAATCCGTGATCTTTTCTTCACCGCGGCTGGCCCGCAGCTCATTCACGGTATTGCACAGCTTCACTTCCTCGAAGAGCTGCTTCTTGTCCTCGACCTCGAAGCCGGTCCACTCGAATTCATACTTGTCCCCGAACTCGGAGACGATATAGTCGGTGAAGGTGTTGTCGAAGTAGGCCAGAAGCGGGAGCAGTCCTTTATCCTTCGAGTTCGCGAGCTTCTCCTCGGTGTCATCGCCGCTAAGCGATGACTTGCTTGCGCTGAATGACTCGAAATTGATCTCGTCCGGACCGATGCCGTAGATCGCGCAGATGAGCGAGGCTAGGAACGTCATCCACTTGCCGAACATCATTTCGGAGACATCGACGCCGAAGTTCTCGAATGCGGCGCGAGATTCCTGGTCTTTGGAGACCATGACGGGCAAGGTCCAGGAATTGTTGATGCCCTTGACCATCGCGTTCCAATACCGCTTGAACGCGCTGATATCCTGTTCGGAGTAGTTTCCAGACAGGTGCAGAAGGCCCTTGGGAATGCTGTTCGAGTCGAAGTACTTCGTGTTGTAGCTGAAGGCGTTGAGAAAGCCAGTCACCACACGGATAAGGAGTTCGGTCTCGCCGAGACCGTAGCCGCCAACCAGCACATCGGTGCGGGGGTTGCGCGGCACGTAGATCAGGTCATCGTAGGTGTAGACGCTCCGGACGCGCCCCTGGATGACCTGTAACGCATAGATCTCGTCCTCGCCCTCGTATCCGTCTTCGTTGCACAGGCGGATCGTGGCGCCGTCGACGGCGTACATGCCATCGAGCCCGAGCTTCTTATCGCGCTTGAACTCGGTCTCGATCGGCATCGAGTCCATGGTCAGCGTGTCGCGGACCAGCTTGGACATGAAGCTCGAGAAGTTGTCGCGGCGCAACCGCATACGTCGGCGCGGATTGGTCTCCCAGCCGCAGTGCAGGAAAAAGCTTTCCAGCAGCTTGATAGACGTAGCTTCTTCGTTGTCCGGGTGTTTTTCCTGGTCCTTCAGCCTGATCTGAAACCCCGGCTTATCGGCGTTCTGAACCCGGCAGAAGCGCTGGATCTGGCGCTGGCGCGTCATGATGACCGCGTTGAGGATCGGAGTCTGGTCGACCATGGTCCGCATGGCATCGAAGCCGAACACTCCCGGGCGCTCGTACCACTCGCCCATGACGCTGATCTGCATGTCATCGAGCCAGACCGACTGCATGCCTGGCTGCCGTCCCTGGACCGCCTTCGACGGGAACGGGATGACGTTCTGCCGGCTGAGGGACTTCTGCAGTTCCTGGTCCTCCAGTTCGTGGAGGATGTGATCGATCACCGGTTGGATATCGGAGCGCGGCAGCAGGTCAGACAGCGCCGCCGGCATGTGCGCCTCGTGAGCGCGAGCGGACGCATCCGCCCGCTCATCGGCGGGCGCGCGACCGTCAAACGCGACTTTCACGGCTGAATCCATGGTCACGATCATCGCGTCACGACCGTTTTTTATGTGCGGATCGACGCTTCGATAAACCCGCTTCCATCGAGGCTGGTCGTGACAGTCGAATGAGGGGAGGGAGGAAGCGTGCGCGGATTCGTGCCGACGTATCAAATTTGATACTGTATCAAATTTGATATACGCTACTCCCCAATGAGACCAGGAGGCGGCATGAAATCACTCGTCGAGCACGACTACAAACCGGTAGGCGAATCAAAGTACCGCCGTCGCCGGCGACTGCTCATCTCCATGATCGCCGGGGTAAGCCTAAGTTCCGTGGCCTGCATGACGGTCGCCGCGACCTACATCGCCATGCGCAAGCCATGGCCAGCCGAATGGTCATGGATCGTCCTACTGCTGTCCTGGGGAGCGCTCCTGTCTGTCGTATGCCTCCTCTCAGATTGGTATGCATCACGTAAGGAGATCGATCGTGGATAACGACCTGCCTGAAACGAGATCACCCTTCATGGCTCATTCATACGAAGAAATGTCGCTGCAGAAAGCCAGGGAGGCCCGAAACGAGCCGGATCCGGAGAAAAGGCGAGCGCTTCGCGATCAGGCCCACAGGCTCATGCAGGTCGCAGACCACTACGCAGAGGTCTACTCGATGAGCGCCGGAAGAGGGTGCTACGGGTGCTGAGAGCCGTCGAAATTGGTGCGGCGACGATCTATCACGCCGACTGCATAGAAGTGATGCCGGCGCTGGAGAGCGTCGATAGCGTCGTTACTGATCCTCCCTACGGAATAAGATTTATGGGCCAGGCCTGGGACGGTGAGGACATCGTTCGCGCCATGGAGCGCCGCCGATCAGGCCTGGACGCAGATCCCAACCCAGGATCCGGGCGAAACGGCGGGCATCGCAGTCCAGCCGTCCAGGCAGGCACATACCGACAAGACCGTTCAGGGAACATCGCATTCCAGGAATGGACGGAAAAATGGGCGCGTGAGGCATTCCGAGTTCTCAAGCCGGGTGGTTACCTCATCTCGTTCTCATCAACCCGCACCTACCACCGCATGGCCAGCGGGATCGAGGATGCCGGCTTCGAGATCCGCGATCAGATCGGCTGGGCGTTCGGCACCGGCTTCCCTAAGTCAAAAAACCTTGCCGGCGAATGGGCAGGATGGGGTACCGCGCTGAAGCCGGCCTGGGAGCCGATCGTAGTCGCGCGTAAGCCGCTGATCGGAACAGTAGAGGCCAATGTGGCGGAGCATGGCGTCGGTGCGTTGAATATTGATGCATGCAGGATTGATGCTCAATCTCGGCCAGCTCGAGAATCCCGCCCTGACCCGGGCCTAGATGCCACCAGAAATACATATAGGGCAGGTCTCGCCGGATCACGAGCGGTCGGGGCAACGAGCCTCGGCCGCTGGCCCGCCAACCTCTGCCACGACGGCAGTGATGAAGTCGTTGCGCTGTTTCCCGAATCAAGCGGACAGCAGGCATCTGTTGGTCCTGAGCATGGGGATAGGGCGAGTATCAACACATACGGGGACTATGGGCTAAGGCCGAACTTTAAACCGCGTGGCGACTCCGGCAGTGCGGCTAGGTTCTTTTACTGTGCCAAGAGCTCGCCATCGGAGCGTGAAGCCTACAACAAGCACCCCACCGTCAAGCCAGTCGCACTCATGCGCTGGCTGTGCCAGCTCGTCACGCCGCCTGGCGGTACCGTGCTGGATCCGTTCGCCGGTAGCGGGTCGACCGGCATTGCGGCCGTCAATGCATGGTTCCGATTCATCGGCATCGAGCGAGAGCAGGAGTACTTCAACATCTTGACTCGCCGCCTCGCCGACGCCACGCAGCAGCAGAGGCTGTTCGCATGAGCGGACGGACTCAAGGATCATTAAAGACGGCCGCCAAGCGCATTGGTGTGCCCCTGGCCGAGTACAACGCCAAGCGTGCTTCCGGCCTGAAATGGTGCTCATCACATCAGCGCTGGGAGTCGGCCGACGGATTCTCGCGTAAGCGCCGCCAATGCCGCGCATCGACGCGCCTCGCTCGCCGCCGGCCGTGTCGGCTATCAGAGCGAGAAGTCCGCGTCATGCGCGAGCTGCGCTGGATCGGCCGCGTACCGTACCAATCGCTTACCCGCATGTTCGGGAAATCACATCACTCTGTCTGGGCCGCATGTAACGGCCGGACATGGAGTCATTTACCTATGCCTGGAGACCGCGATGTCAACCACTAATATCGAAGCTGCTCTTAAATGGCTTCGCGGAGCCCTCGACTGCAAGGATTGGTCATGGGACTCGGATCGGCATATTGCCGCAGAAGTATGTTTGAGCGCGGCGAAGCATGAGCTTGAGAAGATCAAATCTCAAAAAGCGGGACCGCGCGCCGCTCTCACTGTCGCCGAGCGGATGCTCACGCAAGACAACCGCGTTACCAGCAACCCTATCTTTATCGTCGAACGGAAGCATCGGGTGTACGGCATCGATACGCAATGGGGCGAGGAAGTCGTGTGGTTGTACGACGGATTAGAAGTCACCGATGAAAAGGAAATCGAGCGGCTTGAAGCCGAGTTTCAGGAGGAGGGCACCGAGCCCGACGACTACACCCGAACGTCTTTCCATGACACATGGGAGTTCGTAACCGCGTGCTTTACCAAGGCGGGCTGCGAGGAATTCATTCGCCGCGACGGCCATAACCACGGCGAGACACGCATCTACGTCGCCAGCGGCTATCGAAACGAGGAGTGGAAGGCGGTGCGGAAATACTTGATGTCGTTGGCGGTGAGGGGGTGATGCGCTACGGATCGGTATGCAGCGGGATCGAATCTGCGACCGTCGCGTGGCATCCGATCGGCTGGCGTCCTGCATTTTATGCGGAGATCGAGCCATTCCCCTCGGCCGTGCTCGCGCATCACTACCCTGACGTGCCGAACCTCGGAGACATCACCAAATATGAACAGTGGCCAGATGCAGATATCGATGTTCTCGTTGGAGGAACCCCCTGTCAGTCGTTTAGCGTCGCGGGACTGCGAAAAGGACTGGATGATCCACGTGGCAGCCTCATGCTCACCTATCTTGCAATTGCTGAGCGATATCGGCCCGCCTGGCTGGTATGGGAGAACGTCCCCGGTGTCTTGTCGTCAGGGGGGGGGGGGGGACTTTGGAGCCTTCCTCAGGGCGCTGGGGCAACTCGGGTATGGGTGGGCCTACCGAGTGCTTGACGCTCAATTCTTCAACCTGGCCCAGCGACGCGCGCGTGTGTTCGTTGTCGCAAGTGCTCGAGGATGGGCCAGTGCCGCAGCGGTACTTTTTGAGCGCGCGAGCCTGTCGGGGCATCCTGCGCCGCGCCGAGGCGAGGGGGAAAACGTTGCCAAAAACATTGCTGGCGGCGCTCGAAAGCGTGGCGGCTTCAGCTCCGACGACATAGATCATGTCGCGCACTCGCTACGCGCCGAGGGATTCGATGCAGGCGAGGATGGCACGGGTCGCGGAACGCCGATCGTTCCCGTCGCATTCGGTGGCAACAATACGTCTGGCCCGATTGATGTTGCTACCGCCGTCACCGCTCACGGTAGTCCGCACGGACGGATGGATTTCGAGAGCGAGACATTCCTGCTGGGCCCGACATACGCCATTCAAGCGACGGCCACACGCGAGAATCCTCGCAGCGGTCCGAATGGCGCGGGGGTCCAACGCGGGGTCGCGTACACGCTCGAGGCGAGCGCTGGGGTCCAGGCGATTTGCTTCGATGCCCGCCAGGATCCGTGTGACTACGGCGCCGTATCGGGATCGCTGAGCTCAGGGTCGCCGCAATCGCAGGCGGTGGCAGAGCCGCACACGCTCGCTATCCGAGGTCGAGGCGACAGTTACAACCTGGAGTTCCGTGAGGACGGAACAGCCAATGCGCTCCTGACTCCTAATGGCGGCCGTGGCGGCATCGGCGTAGGCGCAATCGCGACCCGATACGCAGTACGCCGCCTCACTCCGCGCGAGTGCGAGCGCCTCCAGGGATTCCCCGACGATTACACGCTGGTCCCCTATCGCGGCAAGCCCGCGAAGGATGGACCGCGCTACAAAGCGCTCGGCAACAGCAAAGCGGTGCCGGTCGTACGCTGGATCGGGCGGCGGATTGAAGAGGTGGATCAGATTTTTAGGGAGCAAGCAGCATGAAAACACTCATATTCGGCGGATCGAGCGACGACACATTCGGCGAGATCACACCTCGCGGCGATGACTACGACAACTGCGCATCCGGTAAGCCGATCGAGTGGCTGATCGAGTCAGTGAGCGAGGGTGAATCGATCCTCGTGGTCGGTCAATACTGTCCTGGCGCCGCGACCGGCTGGCTGATCGGCGTTGCGCGAGCAGACGAGGATGACGACAAGCCGATTCCTGACTGGCCGGTCCGCATCGTACGCAATCCAGATGCCCGCATGACTTACTCACCGGCGCTGGAAATCGATGTGCCGGACGATGCGACGTTGCGATGCCTGCAGAGGGAACAGAGCGAGTCATGAGCGACGACCTGTACTACCTGCAATGCAGAGGAAGTTACGTCGGAAACTCGCTCCTGTGGTGGAGGAAGGACGGTCACGGCTACACCTGCGACATCAAAGAGGCGCACGCCTTTACTCGTGAGGAAGCGTTCGTGCGGCACGAATGCCGTCCCAACGTAGATATCCCGTGGCGTAAGGACTACATCGACGCTCTCCTGCGGCACCACGTCCATGCTGATTCCGTCGATTTTAAAGAGGGGACAGGTCTATGAGCACCACAGACGAAATCGACCAGATGATCGAAGACATCCTGCAACGTGAGGAAAAGCTATCGGAATGGGAGGCGAGCTTCATCGACTCCATCGAGAGCCAACTGCGCCGTGGCAGATCACTGACCGAGAAACAAGACGAAAAACTGACTGCAATCTGGGAGCGAGTGACGTGACGGCAATAATCTTCGATACCGAACTGACTGACAAGGTCGATGGAGAGATCATCGAGGCGGCATGGATCGAGCTAGGGGCGGAACTCGATCTGGCTGGAGAGCGAAACCTGATCCCCAGGCTACCTGAATCGGTTACTCCGTTCGTAGAGCGCTACCGGCCATCTAAGCCAATTAGCTTTGGTGCGATGGCTGTACACAACATCCTGCCGTCCGAACTGGAGGGCTGTGTGCCGTCTTGTGCATTCGACTTGCCGGAGTGCGAGTACCTGATCGGGCACTCCATAGACTTTGATTGGGCGGCTGCTGGATCGCCAGAGCGGGTGAAACGGATCTGCACCCATGCCATGTCGCAATGGGTCTGGCCGAACGCTACGGGGTACTCGCAGTCGGCACTGATATACATGCTGGAAGGAGCGACACCCGAGACGCGCGAGATGCTGTCAGGCGCTCACGGCGCCGCCTGTGACGTGAGGAACAACTTGGTTCTGCTTCGCCACATCCTGGCTCAGCGCCCCCAGATCGCCACCTGGTCTCATCTATGGGAATTCAGCGAGGAATGCCGGATCCCGCGAACGTGCCCGATGAAAAAGCACGAAGGCGTGTTGCTCGAGGATCTCGACGACGGGTTCATTCAGTGGTGCCTGAATCAGTACTGGCTGGATCCGTATTTCCGAAAGGGTCTGGAGAGGGTTCAGTCCGGCAGGTACGCATGCACACCCGAGGAGATTGATGATGACTTCCCATTCTGATTCGTCAGGGCAGGTGGATCTAGGCGAGGTTGATATGACCTTGGAGTCAATAAAGCAAATGCTTCCTATCGCTAGAGAAAGAGGCACGGTCGATGCGTGGTGCGGTGCGATTCTTCAATGGTCCAAGGGCGCTTCCGATGAAATCCTCCGGCTGAGAATCGGGAAATCGGAACTAGAAAAGGAAAGTCCAATGAGTGAAGCAGTCAACAATCCGGCCCACTACGGTGGCGCCGACAATCCTTATGAGGCGATCAAGGTCATTGAGGCCTGGGGCCTCGGCTTCCGCCTCGGCAACACGGCCAAGTATATATCCCGAATCGGGAAGAAAGGCGACACGTTGGAGAACCTGAAAAAGGCGCGCTGGTATCTGGATCGAGAGATTCAGATTCTGGAAGAGCAACTCGCCGATAACGCGGCAGCAATCGAGCGTATGTGAGTGTTTCTTGGGAGTGTTAGCGTGAAAACGGTTGACCTGCACAACTTGATGCATTTCCTGAGCCTGCGTCTGCATCCGCACTCTCAGTACGAGATCCGAGTGTACGCAGAAGCTATGCGCGAGCTTGTCGGTGACATCGTGCCCGTGACGATGCGGGCGTTTGATGAGCGTCAAGCCAATGGCTGAGAAGACCGGCATATCCTGGACCGACGCGACTTTTAACCCGTGGGTCGGCTGCACCAAGATCAGCCCAGCCTGCGACAACTGCTACGCCGAGTCGTACGCGAAGCGCACCGGACAGAGCGAACTGTGGCAGGGGACACGCCGCCGCACGAGTACCAAGAACTGGAATCTTCCGCTGAAATGGAACGCACGGCCGTTCTACGAGTGTTCCAATTGCGGATGGCGCGGCGACGCGCCCGAAATGGGCTACCCAGGCAGCGTGATGGAGCATGTTGGATCGTGCCCGAACTGCGACATTATCTATCTGAGAAACGCTAGGCGCCGCGTGTTCTGTGCTTCGCTCGCTGACGTGTTCGACAATGAGGTGCCGCCCTCATGGAGGGCCGACCTGTTCAGCCTGATTCTGAACACGCAGAACCTCGACTGGTTGCTGCTCACCAAGAGGATCGGGAATGTTTCGCGCATGCTGGAAGACGCCGGAAGCGTCGAGCCGATGCTGCTCGGTGGTGGCATGCCGGGCAATGTTTGGCTCGGCGCCACCGTCGTCACTCAAGAGGAAGCCGACCGCGACATCCCGAAGCTGCTGAACACGCCGGCGCGAATCCGCTTCTTGTCGATCGAGCCGATACTCGGCCCCGTCGATCTGCGCGCCATCCAGCACCTCAAGATGATCGACTGGATCATTACTGGCGGCGAGAGCGGACCGAATGCCAGACCCATGCACCCAGCCTGGGTGCGCAGCCTTCGCGACCAGTGCGCCGCAGCCGGCGTGCCATTTCACTTTAAACAATGGGGAGAGTGGGCGCCGAACTGCCTTTGCCAAACCAAGAAAGCGCATAAGGAAATATCACGCCCTGCGCCTGGCAGTCCAGGCGTCATGTTCCGGTGCGGCAAGAAGTCCGCCGGCCGCCTGCTCGATGGCATCGAGCACAATGAGTTTCCAGGGGTTTAGTATGAGCAGACCAGACATTCTCACGCACTCAGGACAATATTTCGATTTCTTGAATCCAGAGCGCTACAACCTCGTTATCGAGGATGTCGCGCATGGATTATCAAATATTTGCCGGTTCACCGGTCAATGCCTTGAGTTCTACAGCGTGGCGCAGCACTCGGTTCTTCTTTCTTATATCGTGGACTCGGAAATTGCGCTGGAAGGACTGCTCCACGATTCGGCTGAGGCGTTCCTCGGAGACGTGTCAAGGCCTCTGAAGAAGCTGCTGCCTGACTACCGAGCGATCGAAGAGCGGTGCGAGCGTGCGATTTTCACGAAACTGGGTATTGGCTGGCCGGTTCCGCCAAAAATCAAGCACGCCGACATGCAAATGCTGCATATCGAACAGCGCGCACTCATGGCACCGCACGATGACCGCTGGGAATGCGATTATTTTCCGCTCCCCAAAGGTATCACCATCTGGCGAGAGTCGTGCTTGCCTCCAGAGGAAGCCTTCGTCGCCTTTATGTGTCGGTACCAGGAGTTAGTGGAGAGGCGTGCATGAACCGTAGACGCATCGGCCGATTCAATAGAACGCTGACGATTAGCTAGGCCCTGCCGGCCTTCTCGCCACCCGGCGATGGCTTTAGGATCGGCTTGCCGTCCTTGCCCACGATGTGGGACTTGAAGAACAAGATGCGAGGTTCTCTCTTCGCATCTTGCCCTGATGGAAGATCTCCAAGCCGTCTGGGCTCTCGCTTTCCAGTCTTGGACATAATCAGGGTTTCCCTTAACGGGGAAGAGTAGGGTATCGAAAAACTCATCAACTGTCGAAAAGTTCCTACAAGCCGGTTATGGTCAATTGTCGTCTCACGACTCTTTTGCGACGAACAATATGCACCCCTGGTCCTGAGCGCGAACGGAAAGCTGCCTCTCGGTACACATATTTGTTTCTGGATCAAATGCGGTACATCGCCCGCATATCTCTCCAGCAGGTAGTTCCTCGATCATCGCCACTACACCGGTGGGCAAGCCCGGCATGGCCTTCTGGACAGACTCTTGTGTCACGGTAGGCTCCTTGTCGGCCTTCGGTAATATGAACGTCCCAGTGCCGTACGCGCGCGCCCATGCGACGTCGCAGAGCATGTTGGCGTAGCTAAAATGCGGGTCAATGCCGATCTTCTTTACCGTCCGTTTGTATTTATTCGTTTCCTCGTCTTTCTCGGCCACCAAAGCAGTCTTCGTGAAATGGTGGAAGGCCCGCGGCAGTACCGCTTTAATCTGACGCACGCCCTTGTCGATAACCTCCTGTACGAGCTCCTGGGGATCCGGGAACAGGCAGATTGGCTCAGATGCGGTGAATCTCGCCATGGAGACCTGCATACACTTGTACTGGTCCATCTTGAACGTGTAGCGGTCGCGCTCCTCCTCGCTTGTCCGCCGCTCGCTCACATCGAGCTTTGGCGCATCGCCCCAGGCGATCATCCCTTCGACGACTGACCCGAAGCTGTTACCGATGAACACCTTGCCGCGGTGCCGGCCTGCGAACCGCTTGGCGTCGTTGTAGTTGGGATTGATCTCGACTGCGCACGCCACGACGCCATAGGCGTGCATGAGCTCGCTGCAGCGCATGAAGGGATCCTCGTGGTAGATCTCCTCCACGTGCACGCAGGCCTGGCGCCCATCGGGCAGGCGCTCCTTGATCACAACGACGTTGTAATTGCCCATCTGGTCAATTCCCATGTAGCAGTCCTTCGCCCGGGGCTTCCACTTCACGCCAGCCTTGCGCCCGGCCTCGACGCAGCGCGCCAGGTGCTCGAGGGTGACCGGCACCAGGCTGGGGTCCAGGTATGGCTTGCCGCGCTTGCGATTGAAGAAGTTCTTCATGTCGGTTGCGCTGTTGTACGAGTCCATGATCTCGCCGGCACTGATCGTCGGGGACAGGAACTGCGGGAAGTGAATCGAGCGGATTCTCAGCGGCCGGTCCCGCTTTGGGATTGAGGTATCGACCGGCTTGTCGACGTCGGGGTTCTCTGCGATCCACTCGCCGACCTGGGTGTCATCGATCCAGTGACCATTGGGGCAGACGTATCGGTATGCGTCCCGGTCGACATCGAACTTGATGCAGTCCGGGAAGTAATCGTCGATCGGCTTGCTGGTCCCGCAGGTAGGGCATCGCGTATGAAACTGGTACATCGAGCCGCGCTTGTACCAGTGGTGGATGTCCGAATCCGGCCAGTTGGCCGTCGACCCCATGAGCGTGAAGCGGATCTCGCTGGCCGACAGGCGCTCGACGGTCTTCTCCATCTGGTCGAGGGTCATTTCCTGGACCTCATCAAACGAAAGCACGTCCATAGGCACGGATTCTGTCGTCGCCCGGCCAGACGTCCAGGAGAACACGAACAGCGCGTCATCGATGCGCCGGCGGGTGACGTTGCCCTCACCGCGCTTGCGGCCGCCACCGTCTTTATCATCCTCGGTCATGAGCTGGTGCACGGGCGGGATGCTGCGCACGATCGGCATGAATCGCTCGGTCGACTTCAGTCCGGCCAGGTTCTGGTCAGGCAAGAACATGCCGACGATGCACGGACCGAAGCGCAGCCCCAGGTAGATCGTGGCCAGCATCTCCATGATCGTGAACCCGACCTGAGCGCACTTCATGAGCACGAGCACCAGGCGGTAGGCCTCATCCTCAGTGCTGGGGATCTGATCGTAGATCCACGCCATGGCCGGGCGGTCGTCCAGCCGGAACGGCTTGCCGTCGACCTTCATGCCCTTCGTGCCCAGGTCCTCGCACCAGGCCCGGAACGTCATGCCGGCGGGGATTACATCGGTGCCATTGAGCCGAAAGCCGGTCTCCTCCTCAAGCCTTGCGAGCGCGGCCGCCAGGCCTTGCTGGAAGTCCGGCTTCTTCCTGGCTGCGCCACGAGCCATTTACAGCCGCATCGACATCGTCATTCCCGTGCGGGAATTTAGGTCGGCCAGGCGCTGCATGATCCGCTGCTTGCATTCAGGGGACTCGGCGCCGATCTCATCGATGACGGTCTCGTAGAAGGCCTGCATCGTTCTCAGGTCCCAGAGTTCCTGCAGAGTCCGGATGGCTGTTTCAAGGATCCGGGTACGGGAGTTGATCGACCGCTCGAACGTGTGCGGGTTCTTGATTCGCTCGGGCTTATCCTGCTCGGCTTCCGCTACGGAGTACGAGCGCAGCATCTGCGCGTCCGCGTAAAGCGATCTGATCTCGAGCGCAAAATCAATATTCTCGACGCCAACCTCACCACTGCGCGCCAGGTAGGCCGGGGAGGGCGCCGCCGGCAAGTCCTTGGCAATGTGCGCCACGCCGGCGGCCTTCGCTTCCTCGTGTCGATCGATCCGGACGTCCTCGAGGACACGGTCAACCCGCCGCATCGTTCGCTGAATAGAGGGCTGAGCCTCTGGCACTTTTTGCCCTTTCGTCTCCCTGATCCACCGCCACATCGTGGCCTCGGCGACGTCAGGGAATTGATCCAACACCAGCTTCCACTTTCGTGGCCCGTGGATCTCAAGATGCTTGGCGATTGCCTCCAGCGCTGCGAACTTGCGCGGGTGGGACTGTCGTTCGCGTTTGGTCAGGTAGCCGTCTTTTTTGCTCATGGCAGTGATAGCTTACTGTCACTACCACTAAACACTCTCACATAGCTCGTTACCCAGTCTGCGCCGCAGTTCATCGCGTGCACGAAACAGCGTGCTTCGGACAGTTCCGAGCGGGCAATCCAGCTTCTCGGCCAGTTCGGTGTAGGTTAAATGATCCAAGTGAAACCCTATCAGCGCGGTTCGATGTCGTTTTGTCAGTCCACGCATGAGGGTTAGCATTCGCTCAATAATGCAGTGCTGGTCGATCAATTCCGCAGCGGTGTCTGGCTGTGGGATTTCATTAGCCAGGGCCTGGTCAGGATCATTGACCTCTGGAGTGCGGATCCTGTTTCGAATACAGCTGCGGTACTTATTCCTCGCGATGACGCTCAACCAGGCGCGCATACCGCCGTCGTTCTTGAAGGTCGATCTAAACCGCCAGGCGGCAAGTAGCGTCTCCTGGGTGATGTCGTCGGCAGTATCAACGTCATCACGCACTATCCGTCGGACGTGCCCTCGCAGCCACCGTTCTTCCGCGGCAAGAAGGGCGCCGAACTCAGCGTCCATGACCGTTTACCGCAGCGACGAAGATGGCAATGTCATGGGTCCAGGCGCCATAGCGACGGACCGTGTCGCTGAACTCTTCGACGTCATGGCCGCGGATCCCCCACATGGGGGAGCCATCGCGATGAAAACGAGCGGAGCCGTACTGGTCGACCTTTTGGGCGCAGTGCTTGAGCTCGTGGTAGACCATGATCTCCCGAACATGCGGCGTTGCTTCCCGCCAGAAGGCTTGGTCCAGGATGATCAGGAAGTCGGGCAAGGTGCCCAGCAACTTGATCAGCATCCACTCGAAGCAATCACTGAGCTCGCCTTGGACCACCGGCATGCAGGCCGTACCAAGCACCTCGCGCCCGTGCCTGACCTTCGGATACCGACGGAACAGGAACTCGATACAGGCATCGCCGTCGCGCAGGTGCTGGTGCTCGGGGAGCTTGAGAAGCTCGGCCGCAATTACGCCTGGATGATCATCCGGATCAGGGAGGGCGTAAGCCTCGATAAGATCCTCGCTCATTGGAGCATCGGGCTATGGATGACGCGCGAGACAAACGCCGTTCTCAACGCGATTTGATCAGGGTCCATCTCCCTGAAGCCGGCATCGGACGCACCATTTCTCCAGCCATGCCAATACGCGCGACTATGGAGGCTTCCAGGCTCGGGGGCGCCACTACGTCCGGCCCAATAGCCGTCCGTCATTTCCTCTTCGTCCTGCAGTAGCAGATCGTCTAACGTCGTTATGGGTTTCCACTCGCTCATGCGGCGAGTGTGGGGTCACGACCATCTACTGAGCGCTTTCCGCGTCAGCGGAATAAACCTCGCGCAGCTTTTCCCACATGTCCCTATCTATCCTCATGCCAAGCCGGCCGGGGATACGATCCTCCAGGCTGAATTCAGCCTCCAGGTCCCGCCTTATTACCATGCGAACGTTTAGCGGCAACGACGACCATTCGCGCGCGAGAGATTCGGCATGGGTGGCGGCCGCGATCGTCATGCGCCCCATGTAGTACCTGGTCGCCGGGATAAGGAGTTCGTCTCGAGAGAGCATCATCTCTCCAGCGTAATCACGGTAGCATCGCCGTCTGGGGCGATGGTGAGCTTGCCGACGTTCCTTCCCGCACTGATCTGGCTCGCGAGATTAGAAAGCCACTCCAAAATGACTTCATCGCTCAGCGAGAGTGGGTCGGGAGATCCGCAACCGGGCCAGTAACCTCGCCCATTCCGTATTGCTCGGCCATCAGTCTGGCGGCCTTGATATTGGCGGCTGTTACGGTGCCGCCTCCGCTTGTCATGAATTTCATTTTCAAATCCTACCTGTTTCTCAGGTCCGCTTGCTTTACTGCAAGCTTGCAAGCGCTCCCCGCGTTGCAGGCAGATTCAGTGCGCTCACAAGCAGACACCGGCTCGTTCGGCTCCGGGAACCGCAGTCCGGCTTCCTGGAACAGGCTCCGGGCCAGCGCCGCGGCCTCATCAATGAACTCGGGCAGCACAAGGCCAAGGTCATTGTTCGGATCGTACCCAGCATAGTAGGCGACGTTGATCTGTCGCCCTACCTCGCCGTCCCAGAAGTCCCAGTCCTCTTCGTAATGAAGAATCCCGTCAACGAACGCCGTAATGCCGGTAAGCGGCCGACCGTTGGTTCGGTCGGCTCTGCCGATCAAGAAAGCCTGCAGCGGAATTTCGACGCGACGGTCGTTCAGAAACTCGTTCATTGCACGCTGATCCCTCAGTTCGGCAACCGGACGTTGCGCGGGATCTGCGGCGGGTAAAGGGTGCTGAACCCCGATGACAGGCATGCAGGAAGGCTGCTCACATCGTGCCGAGGGCCAGATGCGCGCCAGGCGGTCCACCGGTACCCGTACGGGGTCTTGTTCTGGTAGCGCCGGAACTCCACACCGTCGGTGCGGATGGCGGCTTCGACCAGGCTGTGGATCCCGCCCTTGTAGATTTTGACCGCCTTGCTCATCTCGTTACCCTTTGATCTAGCTAACCTCTTGGGCTCTAATGTATCAAATTTGATAATGCAGTCAAGCCTTCCTACGCAATTCCAACGCACGCCCGCGTAACCGCTTGATCACCAGTGATCCCGCAAGTATCCTTGCGCACCCTTAAGTTCTCGGAAACGCTAAGGTCGCGCTTCCTTGACATGGTAGGGGTCACAGGTTCAATCCCTGTACCGCCCACCAATAAAATCAGAGGCTTATAGGACCTCTGAATATTGGTTCCTACGCAGTTCCTACGCAACGATCGCACCCAGTACAAATATCGCCACCGCGAATGCGCAGAGGCCAGCCAGAAGCCACAGCAAGCGCCGCTGAACGGCACCAAGATGCGCGCTCAGCCTCAACATGAATTGATGTCGCTCACGATCCCTTTGCTCGAGTAATTCCCGGATCCTCTCGACGTCTTCCAC